GTGGCAAAGGTGTTCACATTGGTAATGTTGGTTGCGACCGTGTTCACGTTTGAGATTGAGCCCGCAACTGTGGTTACGTTGCTGTTGTTTCCTGATACAGCAGACACGTCACTGGATATACCAGCAACTGTTGTTACGTTGGAACTGATTCCTGCAACTGTGTTTATGTTTGCATTGTTGCCTGCAACTGTTGTGATGTTGCTGTCGATGCCTGCAACCGTGTTTACGTTTGCAATAGAGCCTGCAACAGCTCCGATTGTGTCGGTGCCTGTAAGATTTGTTGCGACAGTGCCAATGTCTGTTGCGTCTCCTGCTACTGCTGTTACGTTGGCTGAGATTCCTGCGACAGTGTTTACGTTGGCGATGTTTGTTGAAACTGTGCCGATGTCTGAGGCATCGCCTGCGACAGCCGTTACGTCTGATGCAATGCCAGCAACTGAGGTTACGTTTGCGGAGATTCCGCCAACAGTGTTTACGTTAGCGATGTTGGTTGCAACGGTGTTGATGTTTGATATGCCGGTAGCAACGGTTGTGACGTTGGCGCTGGTTGCCCAGTATTTCGCTGAGTAGTTTGTGCCGTCCACAGTACCACTGGTTTTGATTGCCCACTCAGAGGCGGCTCCCTTGCCAGCGGTATCAGTGATTCCTGTGCCGCCTATGGCCCATGCCTTTGCTGAGTAATCTGATCCTGATACAGCGCCATCAACTTTGTTTGCGTAGTTCTTTACGAGAGTGCCATCAATAATCTTCAGGAACTTGCTTGCATCTGGTGTTGCATTAGAGGATGTGTGGGCAACCGTACAGAGGAATGTGTCTTGGTCTTTGGTTGCAATGTCGAGAACTTTGTATGCGGTTGATGTGGCATAGGTGCCGCGTGCATTAAAGATTTCGATGCCAGAGTCAACATAGCTGTTTGCTGTTCCCACTCGGACTTGTAACTTGTTGTTGTCTGTCGTGAGCACCCTTACAGAAAAGATCGTCGGGTCAAAGATGCCTGTCGATGCGTTAAAGATGTCGCCAAGCATTTGAGCGATAGTGCGGTCGCCTAGCTCGGCATTCTCCATATAGGTGTCGAGGATGTGCTCGCCAGTCTTTGCGGAGACGAATCTTAGTTGCTCACTTGTTGGGCGTGTAATAGCCATTAGATGTTCACCTTGAGGTTAGCCACTTCGATTTCGAGGTCGCGGACTTGCTTCTGTAGCTTCACGATTGTCTTGGCGTTGGTTGCGCCCCAATCAGTAGTGTTGAGATCGACCTGATTAAAGACGGCGTGGACATAGTTCACGATGTCAGTATCTAGATCGGGCTCCATTGCTGCTGCGAGTGCGTTTATCGTGTTAGCCATTTTGCATCCTCTGTTTCTCGCTCATCGGAATAAGGTTTCCTTTCTGAGCTTCACGTTCGATTTGTTCCTGCGGCGCAACACTTGCTCCACGCATTTTCTCCATAAGGGCGATTTGCTGACTAGGTGAGTTACCCTGTTGCTTCTCTTCCTCGGAGATGCGGAACTGGTCTAGGTCTGAAATGCCAAGTGCGCGGATTGCTTCTTCTGCAATCTTGCCCATCTTGTATTCCATGTTGAGGCCAGTCTGGGACATGATCTGTAGCATGTTCATCCACGTCTCAGCGTTTCGTGTTGGCTCCACGGGTAGCGTGCCATCGATAACGAGATAGTCGATCTTGCCTTGCAGGTCTTTAGCGCCATAGTCGATGTAGCCATCCTGAACCAAGTCAGCTAACTGACCGGGCATCTTGTCTTCATCGATCTTGATGGAGCCGTTAATTTCTAGTGCGTCCTGAATGTTCGAGGTCATCATGCGAACCATTGGACGGATTGTCGTAGCCGAGATGACGCGACTTAAAACGCCAAGGCGCTGAGAGCCGAGCTGAGTCAGACGTTGGATTTCTGTTGCGGTTCTAACGTCTGGTGTCGGCATACCTTGTTGTGCATCGGATGCGCTGGACACTCGGTTCTTGAGTTCGGACATCGCTTGGATGTCGTTCCAGTGTCCACGGGTAACGTCAGGGACTTGAGCAATATAGACACCATCACCGGGTTTAGCTCCCGGCATGGTTCTCACAACACCCCAAGGGTTTCGGTCAATGAGGTCTGGCACCATCACCTGTGTTGGATCAACAAAGATTAGGTTATTGAGCGCAGCCTGAACATTATCGATACGGCTTCGTAACAGCCACGTAGCAATGTCGTGCATGGGCAACATAAGATCATAGAGTGATTGTCCCCATGTTTTGTGTGTGTCGTTATAGAGGCCACCCATCACCATCGGGAACTGCTGACCGTATGGGTTTAGCTGCATACGGATACAGACGTGCTCGTCTAGGATCGTGATGACCATCCAAATTTGTTCGATGGACGGAATGCCAATCTCATGTCCTGAGAATCGCACCCAACATTCGTCAGTGACGCGAGCGTCTCCCAGTGTGAAGTATGCGTGGTCTGCCATGCCTCCACTGTTCGGAGCGGCAGGATCAATATTAAGTCCACGGCCTTCTTCTTTGTGCCAGCGGTGGGCTTGCCAACCTGACTTCGCCGAACCTGTTCTGTGGCGTAGCTCGGGGTGATCCTTTAGCTTGGGGTATAGGCCAGTGTTGACTAGCGAGTTATATGACTGGTAGTCGGTGAACACGCAGAACTGCCACTGCTCCCATTCGCCCCAGCTTACTCTTGGGTCTGGGAAGCATCGGCGTGGATCAATGTTGACGATACGGTTCTGGTTGTCATTGGCATCCCACACAATTTTGGTGGGGGCGAATCCGTAACGGATGCTATCGAGAAGCATCTGCGCCATTCTCGCTTCACCAGCAGTGCGTCGCATCTGTGAGTGCAGTACTCGCTCAAGAATCGATGCAGTCTTTCGGCTGTTGCGATCCAATCCCTCGAGCTGGAACATGGGGTTACGTCCACCCAGTGCGGCCATCAAGTAGGTGAGGACTGTGTCAGCAACAGCTCGCGTGTCTGCGACTACTGCCTTCTCGCGGAACTGAGTGGCATCTGGCGGAACCCAAACATCGTGCGCTCGATCAGCTTCTGTCCAGTGATCGTAGCGTTTCTTGATTTTGTTGTAGGACATGTCCACGCATGATTTAACGTAGTCAACAATGCGTCGCTCCTCATCTTCTTTGAGGTCACCGGATATGTCTTCGTATGCAACTATTTTGTTGGCGAGCCTAGAGAGATCAACCACTTGTCCATTGGTCGATGAGCCTGCGTAGTCCGCACCATAGTAGGTTCTTTTTTTGTCTGCCATGCCGTGTAATTTGCCTTATAAAGTGTATGTGGTCGTCCCTGTGTCAGCGTTACTCGCCCCATCCTTTAAACATTTGCGTTCCGAATTGCGCGGACAAGGAATCCCTATTTCTCTGTGCTTCTTGATTGAGGGAGTTGCTCGCATTGAGAGAGCCGAACATGGCTTCCGGGGTAATTGTTTGGCGGGACAGGATGTCCACAGCCATAGACAGTGCATCGACTTGGTCATCGTGGCGACCTGCCGGGAAAGCTGTGCATTCTTCCACGAAATCGTCCAGCCACTTTGCTTTCTCGGGCAAGTGGACGCGACCACCTTGGATTAGGGGCGTGATTCCGTTGACTCGGCTGACTTTGTCGTTGACTACCTTGTAGGGGACGACTGCCATGCCGGATTCTCGGCGTAAGTCTTGGATAATGGACTGGCCAGACGCCTTATCTTCCACATATAGGGCGCGGAGTCCCTTTCCTCGCCAAGATGCGTTGATGTTGATGAGCTTTTGGCGAAGGTCTGGGTATTCCCATCGTCCACGGTGGACTTCAACGATGTATATGTCCCCGTCTTGGGTAAGACCAGCGACTATGGCGACCGAATAGTCCGATGTTTCCGTCTTTTTGAAGGCCGTATCTGCCGCAATGATGATTGTTTGGAAGTTATTGGGGTGCAAATCCTCTGGATAGTAGCTCCACCACTCTGATTTGAGGATGTTTCCGCCCTCAATGTAGGGTCTTTGCTGGTATAGAGAGGCAAAGTCGCGTGGGTTTAGCCGCTCTCGGCGTCTAAGTTCCTCGACGGGGAAGCGTTCTGGCCATAAGGCAACGTCCTCTTCCTCTTGGATGTAGCGTTTTGTCTTGGATAGGTTACTTAGCTCATTGGCTTCCACATACATAGGGTGTTCTGGCGGTAAGTGTCTTCGGGAAATCTTTTTTCCGCCTACCTTTCTTATGGCTGGATAGTCGAGGTGCATCCACATGCCTTCCTTCCAATCCTCTGTGCGCATAAGACGGCCTGCCAAGTCGTCTGGATGCCAGCGGGTGAGGATAACTATCTGGCTGGGTAACTGGCCTTTTGCGTCTGGCTGTAGTCGAGTGGAGAGGGCGGCTGTGTAGAAGTCCCAGATTTTGTTTCGCTGGGTTGCGGACTCTGCGTCCTCTCGAGATTTGGTTGGGTCATCCACTATAAGGAGGTTAGCGGGTCGGCCTGTTGTTGTACCGCCGATGCCTACGCCGAAGTAGGCTCCGCCCATCTCTGTTCTCCAGACGTCGGCTGCTCGACTGTCTGAGGACATGCGGAAGTCTGGGAATGCTTGCTGAACTTCCACGCCACTGGCTCTGTCACGCACTTGTCTACCGAAGTCACTGGCCAGCATTGCGTTGTATGAGCAGGACAGGATGTAGCGGCTTGGGTTGCGTGCCATGTAATAGGCAGGAAAGAGGACGGTGGAGAATGTGGACTTGGCATGACGAGGTGGCATCGTGACAAGAATGTTTCTGGCGGGGCGTCCTTCTTCGTCTTCAAGGATTCCTTTCTCGAGGGCGTCGAGCTTGTTGATTAAGTCTATCTGGAAGTCGGCGAGGTCGAAGGTGGGCTCGGCTACCTTAACGAATCCAAGGAATGATTTCTCTGCATCCTTGAGCTTGAGGAGGTGCTTGGCCGCTGCCGCACGAGATACGCTCATACAATGATTCCGGTTTTCTTTGTGAACTGGGCATCGGTTATTTTTTGAGCTAGGCGTCTGTCGTGGATGTTGTCAGCCATGATTCTCATGAAGTGATCCATCACGGCAGACTGATGTCTGTGCGGGGGAACCTCAGAGAGGTTGAGCTGGGACATGGCATTGCCAAGCTCACTCATTGTCATGGATGATGCTGCCGCATCTTTCTGGATGTTCTTGACCATTCCTTTATTGCTCATCGATTACTTCCTCTTTGGTTTCTTCTTCGGTTTCAGCGATGCCATCGACACCGCTGGCTATTCTTTCAAGTTCCTCTCGGGACATTTCAGTGAGGTTTTTTACTGAATGTTCGTGCTGGTGATAGGAAGCTGAGAGGTCAGGAATGACCTTATTAAGGAGGCTAGAAAAGACCCTTGCTTGGGTGGGCGTCCACTCTATATGGCCCTTAACGACCTCGTCAGCCAGCGTGAGATGCGTCTGCATCTTGCTTGCTATCTGTCCTCGTAGGTTCGCTACCTGATGGGGTGATAAAGCGACTTGGCCAGTGGCCGTTTTGACTGATATTCGGGTAGTTCTACTCATATATAGCTCCAGACGTTTTCATTTTTGCTCGCGAGTCGAGACCCCCCGGTGACGTTGACGCGCACCACCGTGGGAGGCGGGGCCGGGATAGCCCCCCGGGGGGGTATATGGGCGCAGATTGGGTCGTGGCAGGGCTGAAACCCGCGCCGTTGCTGGGATTTCTCTCCCCTGAGAGGGGATTTTCTTGCGTGGGCGTTTCGCAGGCGCTGGAAAGGCACGCGAACGATGGGGTCTGGGGAGATTTTGTAACCATTTCAGCACATTACCCGTGCGTGCGTGGGTGTGTCGTCCAGTCCCCAAAGGGGACTAGGGGTTTTTCGTCGGAAGATTTCCTTCCAGCCCGCCGTTTGCATTCCGCAGGGCGAGTAGCTCACACAGGAGAACACCCATGAGCCAGTTCAAATCCGTTTCACTCAAGCAAATCGCACGCACAATCGAAGACGCACACGAGGACGATCGAGGTCGTCTGGTCGCGGAGGCGTTGATCGAACTCGAGCCGCGTCTGGAACGCGCACAGGAGCGCAAGCAGGAGGGCAAGGTCAAGCGCACACGCAAGGCCATCGAGCAGTTGGTCTCGCAGGGCGCGGTTGATCACACGCAGTGCTTCGCCATGCAGACGTCACGCAAGCCCAAGGCCAAGGCCAAGCCGAACACGCAGGCGCAGATGATGCGCATGACCAAGGCTGATCTGGTTGCGGCGCTCATGCTTGCAGGCGACCTGTCCTAATTCGCACACACGGATGTGCTTCCCCAACCCTCACAGCTTCGGCTGTGGGGGTTTTTTTGTGTCTGCACGTTGTCGGCAGGCACACGGTCGAGCATCGACCGATCAACGACAGCACCCGTCATCACAGGAGATACCCAATGACGATACGCAAAACCACGAGCAAGACCGACACCGCATGGCGGTGGCTCGCAATCGGTCAACAACCCGCAGGACACGCGGACGAGCTTCTGCTCAACCACGACGTTCAGGCGACTGACTACCCAGACGAGGACGACCTCGCTCTGTTCGGCTACACGCTGGTAAGGGAGGACGAGTCATGAGCATCTTCCGAGTCACCTCAATGGTTGCACCTGAAGGCGTCAACGACGTGCTACACGTCGAAGCCAACAGCGCCAGTGATGCGCTCGCCATCATCCACCGCGAGGACGGGACTTCGTTGGTCGAGCACTTCGACTACGTGAAGATCGAGGAGGTCGCGTCATGAACGTAGACGAGCTGTTCACCCTTCACTTCCGTGGCGATGAGCCACGCGATGTACGTAAACGACGCCGCTCTTGTGAGTGGCATCAAGGACGTTACAAGGATCGAGTCCGCCACTACTTACGCCAAGGATATTCCAAGGCCGAATCCATGAAACGCGCAGGAGAAAACCAGTGATGTATTACGTGAACGTGTACGAGAAAGCGTCCGCTTACGGCGGGCCTGAAGAGGGTGGCTGGTGGTACACAGTCATCGAGCCGCTTGGTTGTGAGGGATCAACAGCGAACGAGGACGAGGCCAGAGACTTGGCTGAGTCCGTTCGTCTGGAGATCGAGCAACCCGAAGCCTACTACATGGGCATCAACAACGCAGATGGGTGTGACCCTGACGGCCAAGGTGACGACAGCTACCTGACGGTCGGCGGAGTGTGGGGTGACAGCAGTCTCGTTGTGTATGTCGAGGATCATCCACCCAAGCATCAACCAGAGGAGCGACCGCACTATGAGTGATCAGGTATTGAACGAGGACTTCGAGCTTGGGCTAGTCAGCCTGTGCATCGAGTTCTTTGGTGAATCAGGCGACTGGTTCTACGACTACGACGTGGACGCGAACGGAGAAGGTAGCGTCTACATCCGACTAACCGTACCAGCAGAGGAGAGCGAGACATGAGCGACGATTCAATCCACTACAGCCATGTGGACAAGCATGGCATGTGGTCGCTAAAAGACCATCCGATCAACCCCGCGACTCAGGCAGAGGCAGACGTGATCTACAACGATCTCGGCATGTACCTGTCACCCGAAAGCGTCCACTCGGACGGCGAGAGCAGTGAGTCAATGGCACGCGATCACTTCAACTACTACATGCGCAAGGCAATGAGAGTTGAGCGGTGTGGATTCCTGCCAACGGAATGGAGTGACGTGTGGGAGCCGGGTCAATCACCGAAAGCAATAGGGCTGTGGACATGAGTGCCGCAGAGTTCTGGGCATGGCTAGACAGTTGCCCATCAACAGAGTGGTTCGTGGCTGATGTCGAGACCGGATGCGCTCGAGTGTTTTTTACTTACGAGGAAGAGGAGGACGAAGCATGAAAACATACGAAGCGTATGTCAGCGGCGGTACAAGCCGCAGGGTAATAGTCGAGGCCAAGAATCAAGTCGAGGCTGAACTCGAGGCTATTCGAGAGTTCACCGCACTTGTTGGTGCTGAAGGCCATGTTGAAGTTATGGACATAGAGCAAATAGGAGACGAATCATGAACGACCAAACCTATCAGCAAGCAGTCGAGCAGGCCAGAGAGGAGGCTCTCGAGAGGTATCTGAACAACCGAATCGTTGAGTATCGCAAACAGAACGTGGACGTTGTACTCATAGCAGGGACGACACACGCCATAGCAATCGTGTTTGGTATGTGGCTGTTCTCAACGGTGTGGGGTGCCTGATGCCAGAAGATACTGCGATGCTCAATTCGAGTGGCCGTCCGGCCAAGGATCAGGTCGTTCGACATTACGAGGACGGATCATCTGATTTCATTAGTTACGGCATGACCATTGTGTCACGCCCATTCAATTACCCAAGCGAGCCAATCGTGCTAGACGTGGACAAGTGGAACTACTCAATCACCACTGCCCGCTACCGCAACAGGTTCCTTGGGGAATCTACTGGCGACACCCGTCGCCGCATTAAGTCAGGCCAGTATGTGCTGAGCAATTTGAACGCATAGGAGTTACCCATGTTCAAGATATTACGCAACATTTTTAGCCAGTTTGAAGCAGTGAATGACCCAAGTATTTTGCAGACCACACCAGAGATGAACAAGATTAATCACCGTGAGCGTGCGTCCACGCCATCTCGAATCATCTCGGTACGGGGCAAGACGTTTGGTGTCGGTTTGGTACGCAATGCCAATGCGCGCAACCGATGGAAGAGGTTGTCCACGCTGCAAGTGGGCGAAGAGATGTGCTTCATGGAGAAGCAAGTCACGATGCACAAAGCAGTAAAGTCATACCGCAACAGTTGGGAAGGCCAGAGTCGTGAGTACGTAATCAATCCTGCAACACTCGAGGGTGCTCGAATCCCAAGCCAAGAGGTGTCAGTAGTTACTCGCACCGCCTGAAAATCCTGGGGCTACAGCCCCTGTCAAATGCAACGGCTCGGCATCGAAAGGTGTCGGGTCGTTGTCGTTATGGTGTCACGTTATGTTGACACACGCACGCTTCAGTGTTCTCATGACACCTTTAGGTGTCACTCACATTTACTTTAAAGGTTACTTATTATGGTTAAAAAATCTATCGATTTATTCATAGAGGCATTTCAGCCCGAACTCACGCCAGAGCAACGCCGCAACACTTGTCGCAAGGCATTGGCTGAGGCTATTGGTGATACACGTATGGACATTCAACTGTTATGGAATGAGGGAGAGTGGAAGCATCAGTTATCCGAACCCCGACTTACACCACGAGGTATCGCCAGTTTGTTTGGTAAGCCTCACAGTATGTTGGTGTCAGCATTGAGCATCATGCTTGACGGCGACGAAACCAGCCGTCGCGTTGGTGAAGAGTCAAGGGGCAAGCTCGAGCTTTGGCATACGGCAATGAAGTACCCACACAAGTGTGCAGAAGGATCACGGGGCAAGGTGTTTGGTATGCACAGGGATTGGGATGAAGCCTACTTCATGGACATCATATCGTATGCGGAGACGTTAGGTATTGACTGTGCCGCCAGCGCAAACATGAAACCGACTAAGACTGCTAGTAAGTCCAAGGCATCAGCGCCTGCCGCAGGTATTGAGACTGCGCTTAACGGACTGCTCGACACAGTGGGACTGCCTGACTACAGCGATCTCAGAGAGACTCTGGATAACCTAGTTGTATTGAAAGGCGACCTGAGAGACAAGGACGCAACCATCGAATCAATGAAGCGCCAGATAGACATGGCATCCAAGGCTACGTTGGCTCCCGTCAGCGTGAAGGGTAGCGGTGATGTGCCTGATGGCAAGGTCGAGATTGCCAAGGCGTATGACCTGTTCGATGTGGGTGCTAGTGACCGCTCGATGTTCGACTTCGATCTGCCTCATGGGGTGTGGGATCACGATCACCCTTATGTTCCTGATGTGGACACAGCTTATGTGTTTGACCCCGAGACACTGATCCCAGTGTTGCTTGCTGTTGTGAACAATCGTATCCCGTGGTTGCGTGGACATACTGGTACTGGCAAGACAACGCTTGCCGAGCAAGTGTATGCACGCCTCAAGTTGCCAGTGTTCAGGCTCAATCTGGACAGTGACATTACTCGTGGTGAACTGGTTGGTCGAGAAGTTATTCGCACTGACAGCGATGGCAAGACAGTGACTGAGTTTGTGGACGGGATTATCCCGATGGCAATGCAACAGCCCTGTCTGCTACTGCTCGATGAGGTCGATGCGGCGAGGCCAGACATGGGCTTTGTCCTACAGCGATTGCTTGAGGGCAAGGGGTTCATGTTACTCGAGGATGGTGGACGCACAGTCGTACCGCATCAGCACTTCCGCATGATCGCAACAGCGAATACCAATGGGCGTGGTGACGAGACAGGATTGTACTCGGGGACACGGGCTTTGGGTACAGCATTCGTGAACAGGTTCAAGCCTTACATCGAGGTTGATTACATGACCGAGGATGAAGAGGCTGAGTTGTTGCATGACAAGAATCCTGCTCTGGACAAGGATGACTGCAAGACTATTGCGAGGTATGCAACCGAGCACAGGACAGCGTTCAAGCAGAGTGATGTCACGTTGGCGTGTTCGCCCAGAGATACCTTGGCATTTGCGGCCAGTGCGGTGGACTACAAGAGGTGCTTCGGGTCAGGCAGTGGATGGATGATGCTTGCCTTGAAGCATTCGATATTGAATGCGGCAGACAGTGACGACAAGCAGGCGCTTGAGGGACTGGCGAGCCGAGTGATTGGAGGAACTGTATGAGACAGATAAGCGGAGACAAGTTGACACACGAGGTAACGGCTAATGCTCGTACCTTTTATAGGAACCAAGACCTTGAGGTTCTGATCGGTGGTGATCAGGCCATGACGAATGGCAAGACGGTGTACCTGCCCACGATTCCGTTGGGTGTTGATTACGACGAAGATGAGGTGCGTACCATTCGCGGGTTCGTTGATCACGAAGCAGGACATGGACGCCACACTAACTTCTCGTTGGGACGTCGCAAGAAGTACAAGGAGTTGATGGCTCAAGTCGAGCACTTCATGCCTATCACGAATGGACTCGAGGACGTCCGCATCGAGCGGCTGATCACGCAAGAGTATCCCGGCTCCAAGCGCAACCTTGAGGCCACAAGCCAGTGGGCAAACAAGTTATTTCTTGATCACTGGGATGGCACACCACCCACGCTTGATGAGATAGGTGCAGTCGCGATCACATGGGAGGGACGCAGACGCATGGGCTACGACGATCCGACTATTCAGCAGTGCCTAGACACCTTGAGTGACGAGGTCAGGGCTGAGGTTGAGGGTGCTGTGGACAGGTTGTCCAAGGCCAAGTCAACCAAGGCGTGCATGGATATATCCGAGGAGTTGTGCAAGCAGTGGGGGCTTGACCAGCGAGGCAAGGAAGAGGAACAGCAGGAGCAGCAGGGTGGCAGCGAAGAAGGCGAGGACGAGTCCGAGGACAGCAATCAGTCTAGCAATGACACTGGAGCTGACAGCTCTGGAGCTGACGATGCCGAGCAGAATCAGGGTGAGAACGCTGATGACAAAGCCGAGGACATGAGCGGTGGCGAGGGTGATGGTGAGCCAGAGAAAGAGGATGGCACTGAGGGCTCGGGTGACAATAGAGATGATCAGGGTACTCAGGCTGATGGTCAGGACAGTGAGCACAAGAAGCAGGTGCAGAAGTCTGCGGGGCATGGGTTCGATGTTGACAAGCCCAAGCAAGCGTATGACCCAAATCTTGATAAGGCCATGCAAAACATTGTGCAGAACAAAGAGGCAAGCGGTGGCTCTTATGTTGCTCATGGTCGCAAGTACGATGTCCACGAGAAGGCAGGCAACTGGAGCAGGCACACCCAAGATAGCATTGAGGCGGCCAAGAGATATGGAGCCTACAACATGACCCGCAATCAGATTGGCAGTCACATGAACAAGATGCGACGCAATCTCGAGAGGGCTTTGATTGCCAAGCAGGACAGGTCATGGCGGTCAGGCTATGAGGAAGGGACACTTGATAGTCGTAGGTTATCGAGAGCAGTGAGCGGTGACACCAGTGTGTATCGCAAGAGGACACCAGCCGAGGACATGGATACCTGTGTGATGCTTTGCATTGATGCCAGTGGGAGCATGGGACATTCCAAATGTCAGCTTGCAATGCAGTCAGCGATTGCTATGGGCGAGGTGTTCGAGAAGGTTGGTATTCCGTATGCGGTGACAGCGTTTAATACTCGCGCCCACAACGATAACAACACCAGAGCATACAACAATAGCGTTCGCAACCATCAGCATGTCGAGGGTAGGTCACACTGTTTGTCCACGTACCTGCTCAAGGATTACGACGAGTCGTTACGCCAGACCAAGCACCAGATTGCCGCTTACGAAATGCTCGTGGGTTCAGGGAATACTGATGGTGATTCGCTGATGTATATCAAGCAAGCCTATGTAGATCGTCGCCACGAGAGTCGCAACATTATGTTTGTGTTCAGCGATGGTGAGCCAGTGGGTACGAATGAGGATGCTGAGAGGTCTCGTCTCAAGAATGTATGCGCTGATATTGAGAGGCATATCGAGTTGGTCGGGTTCGGAATCAAGACGGATGTGGACAGGTACTACAGCCATAGCGTTCAGGTGGACAGCCTTGATGAGATGAGCGGCAAGGTCATGAAGCAGGTTGCCAGTATGTTGCTCGGACAGAAGTTCAAGGTGGACGCCAAGGAGGTAGCGACCAATGCAGCGTAAGGCAAAGGTGTATACCAAATGGTTTGGCGTGACCGACCGAGTGTGGCCTTGGGGTTTCTGGTTCGAGGTTGGTTACGAGGTTAAGACAAGGCGCGTGGACAAGTATGACTACGCAGAGATCGGACGGATTGTACGCAAGCATGAGAGGAAAGCCAGATGGCAGAGCAAGGCAAGAGTTTAGTGGTGGATAAGATCGAGTGGTACTTGAGGGAGCATGTGCAACATTGCGAGCGTGCAGGTGCTGAGCAAGATAACTGGACACTATTAGTAGAGGAGGCTCTCGAGCATATCTATTGTTTGGAGTCGAAGTTGGAAGCAATACATAAGGAGTCAGCTAGTGAATGAGCGAGACGATTTGATCGCAAGGGTGAGGACAGGGATGTCCACGGATGAGGATGCCAGTGAGGTGAAGCGCATGATGGAGTACATGCGTGACTGTGAAGAGTTAGTGGAGGCGGCACTGAGCAATGACGTTTCGGTGTTGCGCAAGGTAATTGAGAGACAAAGTTTTAGGAGATCAGCGTGAATATATTTGTACTGGATGCGTCGCCATTGAGAGCGGCAGAGATGCACTGTGATAAGCACGTACCAAAGATGGTACTTGAGACTGCTCAAATAATGAGCACTGTGTTGAACGAGAAGGGGTTGAAGGGAGCCTATAAGAGTACCCATAAGAACCATCCTTGTACTGTGTGGGCAGGCCAGAGTTTTGCTAATTATATGTGGACGATGGCGTTGGGTATGGCGTTAGGTTTGGAATATGAGAAGCGATTCGGGCGCACGCACAAGAGTGCGGACGCCATCTGGAGTATGAAAGATGTCCCCGTTCGAGTTCTGCGGGACGCCTTCGACAAGGACGAGATGACTGATTGGGTGTTGGCAATGCCCGACGAGTACAAGTGTAGTGATGCTGTCCACAGCTACCGGGAGTACTACCGGGGAGCCAAGGCACACTTCGCACGATGGGATAGGGGCGAGACGCCAGAGTGGTGGGCATAATGAATGTGGTGGACAACTTCCTGCCGGATGCGCTGCTCGACGGGTTGGATAATGACCCCACGATAAATTTGCTTAGGAACAATGGCATCAGGTGGTGGGACGGAGTGACCGAGGGCAACCGAGTGCATGAGATTATTCGTTTTTGTTGTGATCAATTCCATGTTCAAGGTATGTGTGGATTCGAGTACTGGTTTAACGTGACCGAGAATGACGCTGGCCCTTGGCATGTGGACAAGGACGAGGGCGCTGATGTTCTTGTGCCAGCAGACTGGTCTTGTATTCTTTATGTGATACCACATCAGATATGGGGTGGGTTCCTCGAGATGGAGTGCGGAGATGACACGAGGACAGAGGTTGAACGTATCTCTCCGAGGTTTAATAGGTGTGTTGTTCTGGACAATGGCGTTTGGCATAGAGTGTCTAGGGTGTGGTCTGGTCAACGACATGCGCTGTTAATAAATGGTTGGAAGCAAGCGCCTTCTACGGCAGATACGTAAGACAAATACCCTGTTGACACCTGTGTGTGGACGAGATGCGCCAAGCTGGTAGGCGTAAATTACGCATAAGGTGTTGAATACAGACACCTTAATTATTCTTATTAACGCTCTTGACATCCAATGCACTCCCCTTTATATTCCCTTTGCTGTCATGATTTCATTACAGTTATGTGCAAACGTATAATACAGGAGGAGCCACATGAAACTTGAAGACAAAGTGAATAGGCTCGAAGGGAGAATCGAGAGCCTAGAGAGAATGGTAGACAGGC